ATACCCAACTGTTGCTCGATCTTTTGACGATAGAGGTAGCCAACATGCTCTGCAATATGCGCCATCATGGCCCCCTGCATTTGTGGAGCTTTGGGGTTTTGTCCCACAAGCTGCTGCACCAACGGATCGTTAATCATCGACATGTGCACCTTGATATGCGCATCGTGATCTTGGTGCATAAACGCCTTCATTGGCTCCATGCGCAACATCGCCATGTTCTCGGACACTGGGTCTTTTGGCTTCTCGTCGTCTGGCAACGGGATCAACTTGTCTGGGTTCTTAATGCCAAGAACCTCCAGCATTCTGCGGTGTAGTTGTGGCAAGTCATAAATGTCCGGAGCCATCTGCGCCATCTGAATGACCGCTTGGTACTGCACGACACGCTGAGACATCGTGGCAGCATTTGGGTCGCTCACAGGAATAATGTCTACGTTCTCGTAGTCCTCGTGGCGAGCACCGCGTGTGCCTTTTTCTGGGTCAAAGTTGTAATCTGGGTCTGCGTTGTCACGAATGATGATCGCCAACAACCCCAACTCTTGTTTGAATGTGTAGTGCAAACGTGCTTGTACAGCCGTCATCACCTTTAGCTGGCGCTCTAGGAGAGCCAACGTGGTGCCCACAGGAGCTTGCGCAGACATGTCGGAGACCTGCATATCTGCAGTAGCCGCAAAGCGACGGCCTTCTTCTACGATCGTGCCTAGTAACTGGGCAAGAACCGCGCTTGGTTCTTTGTATGGCAGTGGGAGGATGTTCTCGCGTAGTGCACCTGAGCCGATGTCTACGTCACGGAACTCTCCGGGCGCTATCGGTGTGTCATCACCCTTAATGCGAAGTCCACGAGACTTGAGGCCCCCGGGGAGGTTCGATAGTGTTCCCGCATCCACCAACTGACGCATGATGCTTGTGGCTGACTTGGCAAATCCACCGATGAGGTGGAAGAGTCCGAAGCCGTAGGCTCCAAAGCCGGGGATGTATTGGTAGTGGACGAAGTGCTGGCGCTTGAGTCGGAGAGGGTCTTCTTCTTTCCAGTTGCGGCGAATGGACAGTACTTCATTTGAGTCTTTTATTAGGGTAACTACGTATGGCAATGCTATGCCGGTCTCTTCGCCGTCATCGTCCTTGTCCTCGAACCCTTTGATGTCCAAGTCCACATGGCATTCATACAGCGTGTAGCGATCGTCGTTCAGATCGTTAAAGCCGGTCTCTTTGTCCTTGGCTTTCTTGATGTCATCTTGTGAAGTCTTGACTGGGTCAGGCAAGTCCATGTCACGGTAGAAGCCTGCTTGCTGCAGTTTCAAAATCTCATTTTTTGTTTTACGCATGACGTGTGTCACGCGATAACAAGTGTCCATGTCCGTCGCGCCGTATGGCAGGATGATGTCCTCTGCTGGGATGAACATCGAGACTTGACGACCAAGGTTAGGGTCTTCGTAAACTTTCTTGAACGCTGAACCCGTAGCAGGGAGCGACCACAACATACGCTCTTGCTCTGGACGGAACTCTTTCATGACCTCCGTCAACTGGTAGTTCATGTCTTCCTCGACACGTTGCGCAGCATCTTTCTTTTGCGGAGTTTCTTTACCAACAATTTTTGTACGAACCGGCCCCTGCGCAGGGAACATCTCCGTGATTGTCTCGCTTTGGAAGCGTACCACAGCTTCTGTGATCATTGGGTGGAACACGCCTGACGCGCCGTTCCAAGGTTCTGTGCGCTCCTCGTACTGGAGGCCAAGTAACTTTAGGCCTTGTGTATAGGCTTTCTCCCAGTCCTTGCGCGAGTTCTTGTCGTTGTCAATATCGTCCGCCAAGTCGCTTGCCATCAAGTCCATCGCGCTCTCGTCCATGTACTCCGCAAGGTTGTCGTTAAAACCTTCTTCGTCCTCTTCGCCCGGCTCGATGTGGATGTCCATATCACCTGCGTGGATGTTGACCGCTTCTGGATCAATGATCTCGATCTCAAAATCTTCTGGCTGGTCTTGCGCCAAGTCCTCGATACCTTGTGGTTGTTGGTACAGCGCTTTGTCGATATTGGTTGCCATGTTGGTCCTCAGTAGTAAGCGTGTTGCTTACGTTTAAAAATTATTGGCTCATCTTTCTCATCGCTGTCGAGCGATATGAACCCGCCTTGTCTGAACCGCATCAGTGCTTGGGACGTAGTATCAACGAAGTCGTCATGCTCACCAACTGGGAACGATGCAACTTCTTCAATCACTTCACGCGCCCAACGCCTGTCCGGAGCCCACACCATGCCTGACGCGAACAAGTCCGAAATTGCATTCAATCGTACCACCTTGTCATTGCCACGGCTAGGGTTTGTCTCCCACGCGGGTATACCCATCGCTCTGAACTCTTGTATCAGTGGTGCACCAGCAGACTTCTTCTCCACAATGAACGCATCAGGCTCCCATTCTCTATAGTGTTTGAGCGCTGTGGCCTTTAACTCTGGGAATGTGAGGCGGTCTTTGAACGCGTCGAGCAAAATGATCTGTGCTGCGTTGCCTTCTTCCTCGTTATAGAACACGCCCCATGTCGTACACGCGCTGTAGTCCGAGTTTGTCTTAGTCTCATGCGCCGTATCCCAAGACTGAATGATGTAGTCGCACACTGGCGGTTCTTCTGGCTCCCATATCCGCCACATCTTGCGAGAAATGGTCGCGCTATTGTCCGAAGTGGGCTGCTGCATGTACTGCGCGTTCCAATACCGTGGGTCAATAGACGCTTTCGCACTTTTTAACGCCGTCAGAGGCCACTGCTCAGGCCAAAGAGACTTCTCGTTCTCCGTACCTTCGTGCAATATGGCTGGTAACTCCACAATCTCCCAGCGTGGGGAGTCAGGGTTACGTATTTGGTAGTCAATGATGCGTCCGGTCAAATCTAAGACCCCCCAACGGGTCATCACCACGATGATTGCACCCCCCGGCATAAGCCGTTGGAGCGGTCCGGTCTGCATCCACGACCACGCGGTATCAAAAGCTAGTCTTGAATTGGCTTTAACGTCTTGTTCGGAGTGAGGATCGTCAATAACAAACAAATCGGCACCACGACCAGCCAGAGCACCCCCAACGCCAGCAGCGTAATACTGGCCCCCAGCACTCGTAGACCACTTACCGGCTGCCTTTTGGTCATCAGCCACATGAGTTTGAGGAAAAATCTCTGCATACTCCTCCGAGTCGAGTAAGTTTCGTACCCGACGACCAAAGTCCTCGGACAGACCCGCAGTGTGCGTGCCCATGATGATCTTCTTATTAGGGTTTTTACCTAGAAAGTACGCTGGGAACAAGTAACTGGAGAACTCTGACTTCCCCATACGCGGCGCGATGTTGATGATCACCCGCTTTTTCTTGCCGTCCAAGACGTCTTGGAAGATTTTTGCCAGTTTCCTGTGGTGCGGACCGATCTTGAACCCCGGATAGACCGCCGTTGCGAACCCTAGCATGGAGTCGTGGGCCGCCGCTAGGCTTGCCCGCTTCTCACGAACGTCCAACATGTCCATGAGTTCTATCTTCTCCGCGACCGTCATGGTCGGAAGAGCCTTTTGGAGCGCTGCAAGCTCAGCCTTCGTCAGTGTCGTCAGGCTGTTTAGGTTCATTTAGTGTGTTTTCTTCAATGTCGGTGATGTCTGTAATGTCGATCACCCCCATGAACTTGCTGAGCTTTTCTTTAATCTTGGCGTCGATCTCAGTGTCGCTGAGCTCGGCCTTCTTAACCTCGACCTTGTCCGTGAACAGCCCGACTTCTGTGACCTTGCCCAGCAGGCCTAAGGCTTTGAGCCGGATGTTTGCATTCGTAGACTTCGTTTCTTCAATCAGTTGTGCCACTGCGTAGCCTCTGATCTCTTTGGCTTGCTGCACAAACTCCCAGTCGTAGGCAGCCAACATCCCCGTCAAATGCCGTACAGCTTCTGGGGTTTTGAGTTGGATCAGGTTTGCCTTTTGGTCGGCGTCGGTAGCCGTGGTGGTGAGAGAGCCAAATGCTTGTCTGGCTGCGGCTGTTTGTTGCTCTGTGTCTATCTCGTCGTCTGGGCGTACGCCTAGTTCTTCGAGCCACTCAACTGTCTTATGTTGCGCGGACAGGACTTCATCGGACGACGCGTCGTCCAACTCTACAAACATCTCCGGACTGGTGACCCCCGGATTAAACTGCACCAAATGCTCAAACATGCGCGGTTCCTTGCAACCTCGTTTCGCGGAGTATATACTTACTTCTGGTAGGTGTGCAAGCAGTTGCGCATTTGCTTCTCCTGATGGGATACCATCCTTACCCCGGCGTTCAACAGGCGTCGGGGTTTTTTTCATATGGGGGTGTCCAAAGTTTGACAAAGGGTATTTGGGATTTTTATAAAAATTTAGGGGGGTGGGTATTTAGTTATAAGGTATTACAAAGTTTGTTTTGCGGCTACGAAACAGTGTTCACGGGGCATCGTGGCACGGCTGTCGCCAAGGGGTGATGGGGGTATGGTGGGGTTCGCCTACGGCAAAACCACGCTGTCAAGGGGCTTGCATAACACATTGTGGTATAATAGATTTATCGATTGGGGGAACTCAGTCGGTCGTAACGCCCCAACGCTATGGGGCTTTTTTATTGGAGCATTCAATCATGAAGAAAACATTCAACGCCTTGTCCTTGCGGACAGCACTCGGTATTACTACGGCTCAGTATGAGTTGGTCAAGCCCACGCTGAAACTTGCAGACGGAGTGTCTGTGACTTTGGCAGAGCAACTACTCAAGCATGGCATTGGTGACAAGACCACGGCTCGCCCCTTTGTCGTCTACTATCTTGCAGAGGTTCGCCCAGACGCAATGGCATATCTGAAAGAAGGACAACGCGGTGTCACATTCGGTAATGGCAACAAGTATGAGAGACAAGTCACTCGTATTCTCAGCAAGATATTTGACGATGTTCAAGCCGAAGTCCCCGCGAAGAAAGGCAACACCCAAGCGGACAAAGTTAAAGCCTTGTTCACGAAGTGGCAAGCCCTGAGCGCGAGCGAGAAGCGTCGTTTCACCAACATGCAACTCAAAGCCGACTGACAGACAGTTTGTCTGTGAGTTTTTCCCGCGCGGTCTGACAGCGGTGTCTCCGCGCGGTTTCTTTTTGTGTCAAACATCTTTTGGAGAATCCCATGCTGACCTACACACAATCCCTCGACAACATCACCCTTTGCGAGCGTGACTTAATGCTGTGCGAAGACGCAGAGCACAACACCCAAGAGGATTTCTTGCGGGCGTTTGATGCCTTCCAACAGGCAAAGGACTACCACCGCAACCAATTCGGTGCACCCACCAAGCGCAACGGCGAATGGTTTTAAGTAGGCAACTCTCCAAGCCCATACGCGTGGGCTTTGGGGGCAATCCTGCCCAGTCAACTTAGGAGTAATCATCATGGGTAAATACACACGAGCAGACCGCGAGTTCTCAATCGCATGGCGCAACTCAGACAGGTGGAAGAACTTACGCAAGGAGATGGGCGAACTAGCCCAGAGTGCCGAGCGCAAGCAACGCGCCATTGCCAAAGCCGAGGAAGCAGACATGGCATGGGAGATGGTCAAGATGGGTTGCAAACCAATCCGTCAAGGGCGTCTCTTCAAGTAACACAACCTGACTCACAGACATAGTGTCTGTGAGTTCTCCACAACATGTTACAGAGAAGCATCAAAAGTGTTGTAAAAAAACACATACCCACGCTTTCAGCATCTGTCCCCCACACATGGGGGTCTTGTAACCCGCATGGATACTAGCGCGCACTATGTCCGTGCCAACAACACATATATATAAATATACTTTTCTTTAGATATATATATATTCATCTTTTCGTGGACACTTTTTTTCTTATCTATCTTGTTATACTTTTTAAAATCGAGTGTTATGTGGGTATGATGTGGCTCAAACCTAGTATCCATGCGGGCTAACTGGTGGGCACTAGTGGTGACACCGCCTTTCGGAATGGTGGGTATGCTGTTCAACCTCTCGGAGAATCATTATGGAAAATGAAACATATAGTCCTCTTATTAGGACATGCAAGCGGTGCAAGGAGACGCTACCTCTTGCTGAATTCAGATACAAATTAACCCGAGCGCAGATGAAAGCGCAAGGGTATGCGGGTAATGTGTTGGTCACAGCCGAGGGCAAGGTATGCAAATACTGCCGTCCTCAAAAGAAGCCACGCTCAAAACTCACACGCAAGGAACTCATAACCAAGGCGTCGAACGGGGACACACACCCATTCATTGCCCAATCCCTAATCACCCAACGCAAGGTGACGCGAGTAGCCAAGCAGAAGGCGGGTAGATATGAGGGGTGGGTCAAGTATTGGAAAGAGCAACACAAGCGGGTGCTCTCAGGTCTACCGCTAGAAATAAACCGAGTCACGGGACAGGCACGCTACGCCCTAGCATCACGCCACATGGACAGGCACAAGTTCTTCCTAATGTATTTGGGAGAACTCAAACGAATAAAGGCGCGGGTATTGCTTGAGTTCAGAGCACACCCCGCCGAGCCTAAGTTCAACTGTTGGCAAGAGTATGCGGACATGGACACGCAGACGCTAGTGCGTCAGGCATGGGAGGCTTTGCCTTTGGCAGACCGAGTCCCCCTAAAAGTCCCCGCTTTGATAAGACACCGCTTTGACCCGTTGGTCAACGCATATGTTCGCCCGCATAGGGCAAACCCCGCCGAGCGTATAGCGCAGGGTGGGTGAGAGAGGCACTCACAGACATGGTGTCTGTGAGTTTTATTAACTAAGTAAGGAGAAAGTAATCATGAATTCAACAGACCGAGAAGACCTAGAGTCAATCTTGCACCGACTGATTGTGGACATTGCCAAGGACAAGGAGGTCTTATACCGCCTGACTAACAAGCAGTCGTTTGCCGACTTGCTCCACATGATGCAACACCTATTCCAACCAAGGAAGGACTAACAAATGAACAAAGGTGATAACGAAGTCTTGCTTTGTCAGGACTGCTATGTCCCGCTATACAGGTGGTTCTTAACACGAATCGACTGGATGCGGATTCTTAAACTGCAATCAAGAGGGGAGGTGTAGAGGGAACACTCACGCGTGTGTATACGCGAGCAACTCACAGACATGGTGTCTGTAAGTTTTATTTAATTTTTAAGGAGTTAATCATGGAAACAGAAACATTGCTATCGAACTTATTCAAACAACTCGACGAGCACATCAAGCGCATAGTCGACAAGCAAGTGGCGGAGATCATGCAGAGTCATGCAACGCTTGCGTTCATGAACGAGGAACTGGACAAGAAGATACGCGAGATATCCGAAGAGGTAGCAGACGAGTCTATGCGGACACACGAGCGTGATACCGATCACATAGATGAGGACATGGTCGGCGACATAGCAACAAGCGCACTCAATGACTATGACCTCGACGACAAGATATGCCAAGCACTACGCGACACCGACACACCTGACGAGAGCAGAGTCGAGGAGATGATCGCTGAGGCGATAGGGGACATTGAGTTCAGCGACAAGGTAGAGGATGCGCTTGCGTCTGACGACGTATGGGGCTCAGGTAGTAAGTTCGAGTCACTCGTCAAGAAGGTGATGCAGGACACGCAGTTCACAGTAAGTATTAACTAAGGAGAAAGCAAATGAAAAAAATAGATAGACCATCACCCAAAAACATACGCAAAGCGTTCGGTGAGCACCTCACAGTAAGTGTGGAGGGCTTCGAGCAAACTGCGTGGGACATCATGGCGTGGGGAGGTGTTGATCTTGTAATAGATTTTTTACAGGACTACGCTCTTCCACAAGAGAGTGTCGGAGTGCACGCTGACTACGAACACATGAACGCAACGAGACTTGAAGAATCAATAAAGGAGAAAGCAAATGACTAAAACCATAGAAGAAATGGATAGCGCCGAGTGGCTTGCGCATAGGCGTGAGAAGTTAGACGCGTATCTTGCATTGGGTAAGGTGTTAAAGACATCGCCTGAGTGCAAGTTCTGTGACACACATAACGACTATGTGTGTTTTTATTGTGAACTAGATCAAGTAGGAGTGTGACATGCAAGTAATTGAACAAACAGTCTACGAGTATCACGAACTCAGCGACAAAGCAAAAGATGAGGTGCGGTGCATGCTCATACAAAACTGGGAGACTGACCACATTATTGACAACGCCAAGGAGTGCCCCGAGAAAGGGTTCATCATTGATGATGTGCGTTACTCAGTAACTTATAGCCAAGGGGACGGCGCATCATGGACAGGGTCAATAGACTTGATCACATACTTCGAAGCACACCCTGACCCCGATCACATAGGTGAGGAGGCGATCATCATTGAGTTGATGCGTAACGACTGGATAGATGACAAAGCAGACGTAAATCAAAACTCGTATCACTATGTGCACTCAGGGACTATGAAACTGGGCGATGTGCGTGACTACGCCGATGACGTAGACGATGAGGGCAATAGCCTGACGCTAGTCGAGGGCATCATGGCAGGTGCCAATGTCAGAGACCTATTTAAGAGTGACGACTGGGACTGGGCACGACGACTCGACGCCATGCTTGATCGTGTGTTGGCAGATGCGAGAGACTACGCTGACCACATTTACAAACAATTACAGGAGGACTATGAATGGCAGATAAGTGACGAGAACATAGAGGAGTTAATTTATATCAACGGCTGGCGATTCGACATCAACGGCAAAATTATTTAAGGAGTAATCATCATGGGATACAGATCAGACGTGGCATACGTCGTTAAGTTTCATTCAATCGAAGACCGCGACGCGTATGTATCGCTATGCCTAGCGAAGAACGACGAGTGGGTAACAAGAGCAATGGAGGACTGTGTGTATGACAACAAGGAAGACCCGATCATCACATTCAAAGCAACAGATGTGAAGTGGTATTCGGATTTCCCTGATGTCCAAGCACACAAATTTATTTACACGCAAGCAAGAGAACTCGATATGGGAGGGTATCGATTCGTAGGAGTAGGTGAGGACGGGGCAGAAGACTATGACGAGGAGGACATGGACTTCGATCTATCGGACTACATCTACGCAATTCACAAACTAGAAACATCATTTTAAGGAGCACACATCATGTCATATGGAATATCAAACAACTTACCACGCTTGCGTAACTACAACCAAGCACACGCATACTTCGAGGGCAGGGCTAAACCTCCACGCTCTAAGAAGTATGAGATCAACGAGCGTCCGCTCTCGTCTGTAACACATGCTCACTACAAGATCATCAAGGGTGAGAACTACTACGACATCAAGTTGTATAGCACCATCATGGCACGCTACTACGCACCTGATGCCGATGGTGGGTTGCGTCAGTTATACATGGGGCACAACTCCATGACTAGCCGATCGTTCATGTGGCAGGTGCTAGGTGTTGGCGGTGTCAACGATACAGGTAGCGATAAGGGTCAGATCATCTTGCCTATATACAGTCGCTCATCAATCGAGGACAAAGACGGCACACCATTTAGTCTTGACGCATACTTCAAAGACGACAAACTCATAACGAGCAAGTCACAGCACACCGCGCACTATCGTTTCCTATCCAACAACGCAGACAAAGCCGAGCGTGCTCAGAAGAAAGCCAACCTCGACAACTATGTGTTGCTTGCGACAATGCGTTTGCCTGACTACACAGCCAGTGTCACCTTAGATCACAACATGGGCAGACCATTCGGTGAGTATGCGTTTGTTCGTCACGCAGATGATGCAGTCAAGGGTATCGTCGACGGCACACCTACTGAGGAGAACATCAACACATTCTTTCAGATAGGTCAGACAGTCTTCGATATGCTTGCATCTAAGCGTGGGTATGACCAACAAGGGTTCAACCTCAACACATGGCGCGGGGCTAAGAGCACGATCGCAGACTTAGCACAACCTATTACAGAGAACGACTTCTCTAAGGCAATGCTCAAGCGGTGTCTAGCGATAGCAGGTGCTAACAAGCAGTCTCATAGGGTGGAGATACCTCAGTTCCCATTGATCGGGGAATACCCTCGCTCTAATGTGCATGTTTAATACTTGTCAAGCCTTTGACAAATCCTTTATAATAATAACTCGGGGGCAACGCACTCCCGAGATTTCGCTTTCATTAACTAACCATCAGGAGTATTCACAATGAATAAATATTTGTCTTTCACACAGGTCTTAGACCTCATTGCATCCGTCGGTCACAAGCGCACCATCATTGTCGAGGGTGAGAATGGTATCGGTAAGACTGCGTTGTTTCATGCACTCAAGGCTATGCCTAAGTTTGCTAACCATATTGCTGTTGACCCTATCGACTGCACGCAGTTGTCTGACGGCTCAGTATGGATGCCCGACTTAGATCGTGAGCATGGCGTATCACGCGAGTTACCTAATGAGCGCTTCGGTGTATCCAAGGGTAATCAACTCGGTGTCAACGATGCCAAACCTATCATGTGCTTCCTCGATGAGATCGCTAAGGCACCGCAGTTCATCAAGAATGTCTTAGCACCAATCATCTATGAGCGCCGTGTCGGCAACTATCACATGCCCGAGGGTAGTGTTGTGTTCTGTGCTACCAACCTAGCAGTCGAGGGATTGGGTGACTCCATTCAGGCGCATCTTCGTAATCGTCTTGTGTTCGTCAAGATGCGTAAGCCTACCGCTAAAGAGTGGGTGCAGTGGGCTGTCGACAAGGGTATCAATGCCAATGTGATCGCGTTCGTTAACAACTACGACATGGTGATGGACTCGTTCCTCGACTATGAGAAGGGTGGTAAGTTCGAGGGCAAAGACATGTCCAAGGACAACGGCTACATCTTCAACCCACGCGCTATGTCTCTTGCTTATGCAACGCCTCGCTCATTAGTCGCGGCGGGTGACATTCTTGACGAGGGTGACGGCGTGCTTGATGACGACACATTAGAGGCGGCGCTCGTAGGTACTGTCGGTGCTGTGACTGCTGAGTCTCTTGCTTCATTCGTTCGATTCGGGCGTGACATATGTTCGTTCGATCGCGTTGTTGCTGACCCACTCAAGGCACCGCTTGCTGACAACCCCTCAGCACAGTTGATTCAAGTCTTCCAGTTCGTGTCGCGTTGTAAAGATCGCACCGAGGCAGAAGCAGTAGTCAAGTATGTGTGGCGTATGCGTGCAGAGATGCAGTCGATCTTCTGCAACACCATTGCTAACTCTACTCGCGTTGCGTTGTTCGCTACGCTCAACGACTTCGGCAAGATGCTCAACGATCACAAAATCTTTTTCACAACTAAGTAAGGAGAGTATTCATGGCTACAACATTCGAGAAGA